CCTCAAAGCCGTTCCCGTTGGTGCGGAAGGCGCTGGGCGTTCCTGACGCGCCGCGAGACCAGGTGACACCGGAGCCGGTGAAGTTCCCCGCCGTGACGACGTTCCCTGATGTGAGCGTAGTCCCGTCAGCGATCCCGTTTCCGGTCCACTGATCTGAGATGGGTCCAGTCATGTCTTTCTCCTAGTAGTCGACGACGAAGTACTGATCTTTGGGGTAATACGTCGCCGCATCCCCGTTGGAAGCCTGACGTGCTGTCCACACGCTCGCGCGAACCCCGCTCATCCGAACTGAGTCTTCCACATTCCAGCGAACGTCGAAGAGGTTGCTGGCGTCGATGCCAACAGCGAGGAGCTGAGCATTCACAGGCCACACAGGAGACTGACCCTTGCCCCCCATGCCGATGCGGAGGCAACCGCCGTACTTGGTGTCCGTCGTGCGGAAGCCTCGCACGAAGAACACCGTGTGGTCGGGGAGCCGATACCGTGTCCCCGAGCTGCCCTGGTAAGGCACGACCCAGTTGATGTGCATGTGCTCGGTGTTCGCGAAGCAGTTGATGATGTAGATCCGGCCCGTGACGGCCTCGACGTTCCAGTTGTTGAAGCCACCTGGAAGCGTCCCGACATCGGACGGGTACGGGTCCGTCGAGTCGATGTTGGCGATGTCGTGCTGCTGGTAGTTCTCGTAGTAGTAGACAGCAGTCCAGTCGTCCCAGTTCGTGTTGAGCGCGTTCCCCGACCGACGTGTGTGGTGCAGATAGACATGCTCGAATCGAATGTCGATCTCTTTGTTCTGCATGAGCCCGCCGCCCTGGCGAGGTCGGGCGGGGTCGATCCACGCAGCAACACGACCGTCCACCTCGCAGTATCGGTAGGTGAAACCGTTGGAGTACTGCGTATTGCAGGAGCCCGCCTCGTACGGAGGGGCGCTCGTGTAGCCGGACGAGAAGCCTCGAAAGCGGCAGTACTGCATGACAGAGTCTGGCTGAGGGCGAACGAGGTTGACCCCGTTGAACGCGAGAGGCGAGGCGACGGCGTCGTTACGCTGGAAGGGCGCCTGAGCCGCAAGAGTGAAGCTCGTGAACGGCTTCTGCTGGTAGGCGTCGAAGGTGATCTCGGTGATGAAGAGCGGCGGGAGTGTGGGCGTGTTCCCCCCGGGAGTGTTGGACAGGTACGAGAAGGTTGTCCCGTTGAGTGCAGGGGCAACGCGATCAGTGACATATCCGACAGCACCTGCGCAGTTCGCGATCCAGTTCTCATCGCAGACGAAGATGGTCTCGCCTACGACCTGACCGAAGGAGTCGTACGTGCGTGGGGTGCCGATGTAGCCCTGCACCTTACGACCGTGATCGTAGGTGCCTCGTAGGTCGAAGTCACTCGTCGCGACATTCTGGATCACGGGGAAGTGGAAGACGCCGTGCGGGAACTTCAGGTATGCGCTAGTGGCGATCGAGCCAAGCATTCCCCGAATCAACGCTGCCGTGTCCGCCGAGCCGCTCGGGGCTCCGAAGTTGGAGACGTCGAGGATGGTCACCCCTGTCGTCATGCCGTCCAGATAGTCAGGCTTGTTATCACCGTCAACCCGGCGCCACGGCTCCGTACCCGTGCCCATCCTGACGGGCTGAGGGGCGACATAGGTGACGTTGAACGGCAGGTTGACTCGCTCAGGGAGCTTGCTCGTGTCATCCGTGGCGTCGAAGAGGTACGGCTCGAACGGCTGTGTGACAGCTCTAGCCATCAACCCACCTCCGTGTCGTAGAAGTAGCGCAGTCGGGCCTTGCCTGCGCCGAGCCCGATGTACGTCGGGAGCGTCGCGCTCGCCGTGCCGTTGATCTTGACATTGCTGGACGTGTAGATCGTCGGGCCATACGCGTTGACGCGAATGACCCCGGTGCCGATAGTGGACGGGAAGTCGTAGAACCCGCTGATCATCTCGATGTCGAGACTGGTCGAAGTCCCCGCTGCTGCTGTCGAGTTGAGCGTGGTGCCTGTGATCTGTAGGCCGGTGCCGACAGCCAGGTACGCCTCTGCCCCTGCCGAGTCGTCCCAGAACCGGATCTTGTCCGCGTTCGGGTCAGGGAGTGAGGAGCCTCCACCACCGCCTGTGGAGGCGATCGTGATGGTGCCTGCAGCGTCGTTGTACGTGATCGTGACGTTTGTCCCAGCGACGAGCGACGCCGCGACAGCATCGATGACCTGCTCCGTGTCGAGCCCGCCTCCGCTGCCGCCCGTAGCCGCGACGGTGATCGTGTCGGCCGCGTCGTTGTAGGTGATGGTGACGTTGGCGCCAGCCACCAGAGAGGCGGCAACGGCATCGACTGCACCCTCAGCAGTAACCCCCGAGCCTGCGATGATGTTGCCGACAGGCTGTCCGTTGATGACGAGATCGCCCTCGTCGTCGAGGTGAGCGTAGCGCTCGTCCATCTCCTCGAAGTTCTGCTCGCTGTTGTCCCAGTCCCCCGCATGGACCGTGGTGACCAGCTCGCTGAGCTGCGCGAGCACCGTGATCAGGTCACTCGTGTACTCGCTGTAGAACTGCATGTATGCGGGCGGGCTGCTGTCCGACCGGGGCTCCACGACGACGTCGTAGTGGAAGGTGTTGAGCTTTCGCGCCTGCAGGCTCACACCTGAGGCCAGCACGCCAGGCGCGAGCGGCGTGACAGCCGCAAGCACGCTGATCATGTCCGACAGGAAGCCGATCGGGAAGGTGGCCTCGTACGCCAAGCTGCCGATGTACCCTACGCGGAACTGGGCCTGTTCACTGATCTCGCCATACTCGGCCCGCCAGATGGTTCCGGAGACGATGGTGCTTGAAGGCATGCTCTACTCCGTAGGGACGTTCGGGCTGGTGACGATGGTCTGGAACAGGCTCAAGAACCCGAGCACGATCGCGCCTGCGGGGACGGTGATGAAAGCCAGGTCGATCGCGGGGATGGCCTGGTCGACGATGACCGCCGCCGTGACCGCGACACCGGCCCAGCCGATCGCATCACCGATGATCTTGCGAGCCTTCGGGCTCTCGATACGGACATTGGGGGTGAGGGACTCAGTCATCATGTCTTCCTTCGAGTGTGCGTATTGCTCTGCCGTGCAGGTCGACCTTCTTCGCGAGATCCGACAGGCTCTCTCGGGAGGTCCGCTGATCCTCTATCGTGCCCTCTACGAGTGTGGTGAGGTGCTTCAGCCCTGAGACCAAGATATCGTGCTTGTCGTCAAGATCATCACGGAGGTTGAGCGGCGATCCGTCAGGCTTCATATGGGAGTTCTGGACCTGCTCCCGGACCTCTGCCGCATCCTTGCGGGTGCCGAGGACCGTAGGTAGGACGGCTGCTGCAATGAGGCCAAGGGTGGCGAGTGTCGAGGCGACGGTTGAGGACTCGAGCCAGTGGCTTCCGTCTGGGTTCTTGGCGGTGGAGAGGAGAAGGATGGACAGCAGCACTAATGCCACTGAGACGACAGTCCAAATGCCTGTCGAAGCAAGTCTCTTGTTCACTGACGAAGTCACGCTCTCCTCCTCGTACGAAGAGGCGCCCAGGAATGTCCCGAGCGCCTCTTCGTCGCAGGGGCTACGCCTCGGTGATCGCCGAGATCTTGCCGTGGGTGTTGCGGCGGTCGGTGCCCAGCTCGTGACGCTCCACGAGCCATGCCTGCCAGATCTCGTAGACGTTCGTGGCGTCACGCTTCTGCTTCCAGAGCGAGCCGTCGCGGTCGAGCCAGTCCCACTCGGCGTGACGGTACCAGGTGAGCGCGTCCTCGTTCACGAACCACTGCGTCGACAGAGGTGCGTCGACGTCCGCGACGACAGGGATCTCGCCGCTGTCGGTCGTGAATGCGAGGCCGGTGAAGCCGCCCGAGAACTTCTGATCGTTGACGATCGTCCGCATCTGCGACAGCAGGTTGAAGTACGCACGGCGCACGCCGAGCGACTGGAAGATGACCGTGGTCTTGCCGCCCCGGGTGCGGATGCGGTCGGACATCGTGATCATCAGGCCCTCGGACAGTGCCCGGGGGGTGCCGCCGTTGTCGTCGACCTCGGAGGTCCACTCTGGCTCGGTGACGGGGTTGATGTTGTACAGCGTGCCGGTGTTCTTGATGATCGAGTTGAGCCCGGTGACTTCGCGGTTCAGCGAGCCAGCGCGAACGATGATCTGGCCGACGACCGTGGTGATCGCGGCGCCCGACACGGTGATCGTGTTGGCACCCGCCGTGAGCGAGACGCCCGTGATCGTGCGGCTCGCCTGCGCCACCGTGGACGGCAGCGTGACGAGGTCGACGATCGCGCCGATCTGGAACAGACGTGCGTCGGTGACCGGGATGGTCGTCGAGGTCACGACCGCCGACACAACACCGATCGCACCGGTGCCGTCGCCGTAGATCTGGCGGTTCATGTCCTTCTTGAGGTCGACGCGGAGGCGCTCCATCTCCTCATCGATGGACTTCGCGAACGCCTTCGGGTCGCTGTCAGCCATGTCGATGGAGTGGCCCGTCAGCTCGAGAGCGCCATACGCGCTCTTCAGGTTGAGCTGAGCAGCCGCGTAGCCCTGCTGGCCTGCCGGGGGCAGCGCTTCGGACTCGAGACGGGATCCGATACCCGAGTTGCGACGGACGTGCACCGGGAAGGTGACGTACTTGCCCTCGTGGTTGGAGGTGATACCTGCGTCAGAGCGCGTGATGCGCTTCAGGGTGGTGACGTCGTCGTTGAGCTGACGACGGATCTTCCCCGTGTAGACCTCTTTGAGGTACGGGGTGATCGTGGAGAGCGTTGCGCCCATGGAAGTGGCTCCTTATGCCGGGTTGGTCAGTTGCCCTTGTTCGCAGAGAGGAGAGCCGCCAGAGTGTCCCGACTCTGCTCGCGAGAAGCAGTGGCCAGATCGACACCCCCGGAGGACGGCGTGCCGCCCGAGCCGGATGGAAGCCTCGGCGCTGAGTTCACAGGGCGAGGTGTTCCGAGAATGGTTCCGCGTACGCTGGTCGACCACTCCTCGTAGATGTCTGCGAGGGGCTTCGGCTTCCCGTGGCGGAGGAACTGCAGTTCTGCCCGTTCCAGGGTCTGACCGATGGCAAAGTCATCGGCTCCCTTGGCCTTCAGGGCCTCGATCTCGGAGGCGAGCTTGCTCTCCTCCTGTGCGACCTGCTTCGCGTGCTGCTGCTCCGCGAGCCATGTCTGCTGTGCCTGTGCCGTCTGGCCTTGGGCTTCCCGGATCTGAGCTAGCTCAGACTCGAGCTTCTTGATGCGGGGATCCTCGTCGTCATCCGACAGGTCATCCAGAACCTCTTCAGCAGCGGCTGCTGCCTCAGCGGGGAGCATGCCCTGCTGCTGCAGGTACGCTTCCAGCTTGCCTCGGAAGGCGAGAGGATCGTTGTTGACCTCCTGCATGATCTGCCGGGAGAACCGGAGTTCATCAGGGGAGACTCCCTCATCGATGAAGCCCTTCCAGGGTTTCAGCGACTCGTTGGTCGATCTGATCTTGGCCTCGAACGCTTCGTTCATCTTACGAAGCTCGGGTTCGATCGCACGGTATGCGATGGGGCCGACTGCCTCTTCGAAGGGCTTCCAGGCGGGGTGTCCGCTGAACGTATCCTCTGAAGGCTGCTCGGTGGTCTCCGGGGTGCTGTTCTCTACCTCAACCGGGGCGTCAACCTCGGTGGTGGAGTCTTGGCCGACCTCGTCAGGATCCATCGTTCCGTTCCATTCTGCTGTACCTACTCACGGCCTTGGCGTCTTGCTCGAAATCGTAGCACGTAGTCAGCAGAATGCTGCGTAAAGCCCTGTTAGGCACCGCAAAATGCACAACGCCCCCGGGCCCGAAGGCTGGGGGGCGCTGCGTGCAGCCCGGATGGTGGCGGAATCTGCAGATCAGAGAGCGGTTGTCACCGCAATGCTGTGGACCCGACAGATGCGGATGAGGTCGTTCCGCGTCGAGCTGTTCAGGGTGGCGGTGGGATAGCTGGCGGCAACGCCAGAGCCCGAGATCGCAGCGCGCAGCTCCGAGATCGTGGGCTTCACGACGCGGTTGTTGAGCCGCTTCGGGGCTGTGTCATTGACGACATCGAACTGAGCCATGGTGCTCCTTCTCTAAGCTGCGGGCTGTTCAGGGCCCATGCTACCAGGCAATGCCTGTGGACCAGGGGTTTCTCCTCCGGGCTGTGCCTCAGGGCCTCCAGCGCCTGGCTGGGCGCCGCCCATGTTCTGCATCATCATCTGCATCGCCATCGCCTGCTGGAGGAACTGCTCGTGGCTCGCGCAGTGCTTCTGGAACTCCTGCTTCACCGGATCCGGGAGGGTCTCGTACTCCTGACTCATCCGGTAGCGGTTGTGCTCCTCGAGGTGCACTTCGTGCAGGTCGAAGTCGTCGACAGGGACCATGGGCGGTGCGCTCTGCTGGATCGTCTGGATGATCGACTCAGAGGTGTGCCCCTCCGCGACGAGCTGCTCCATCATCGCCGGATCCTGTGCGAGCTGCTGTACCTGCTCCTGCACGAACACCTGCGCCTGCTGCTCGATCGCGGTCTGGTCGAGAGCCTTCATCTTGAGGTTCTCGCGCTGTGCCTTGCGCGCCGCGACGTTCATCGTGTCGAGCAGCTTCTGAGGCCCGCCTAGCTCGAGCAGACGCAGGATGGTGCCCTGATCGATGATCCCGTTCTGGAAGTACTCCAGGAGCCTGGCCTGCTTCGCCGCCTGGGACTCGCCGATGCTGGACCCGCGCTCGACGCGCACGTCCAGTCCGGACGCGATGTCGGAGCCTTGCATCATCAGGACGTCGAATGAGCCGTCCTTGCCGATCACCTGCAGCTTGCGCTCGATGTCGACGTACTGGTTGAACAGTGACAGGCTCTGCGTGGCGGTGCGCTCCACGCCCTCCTCGATGTTCTGGTACTGCGGGGTGAGGTACGCGTCGTCGGTCTCCTTGAGGAACGACAAGGCGGTGCCTGCCGTGACGCCCTGTGGGGCCTGACCCTTCGAGACCTCGTGCTGCCCGGAGATGTCCTCGAAGTCGGCCAGGATGCGGTCCTGCTGCTCCAGGTAGTACTGCGGGAGCGACGACAGGGGGATCGGCGTGGGCAGCGCGTAGCCGGGTTCGACCTCGATGACCGAGCCAGGCTCATTGGTCATTCTGCTCACTACGATGGAGCCCTTTGTAGCAAGAAGCTGAGGCCGCGCCATCCTCTTGCCTGCCATTGCGATGTCGGTGCGGATCTCGTTGAACTCCTTCTGGAGGTCGATCAGCGAGTTGACCGGCGAGATCGCATAGAAAGTGTCCGTCGAGATGTGCTCGATCTTGGAGAACGGGTACTGCCCGTGCTTGTACGGGAAGGTGTCCGAGTAGGCCACGATCGTGTCGTCGATCATGATCACGAGCCCGCCATTGGGGAGCAGCTCGGTGGCGCCCTTCTTGACCCAGTACTCGTAGACGGTGACCTTGTCCTTCTTCGGGTCGGTGCCGCCGATGACCTCACGGAAGGAGTTGTCGAGGTTGCCAGCGGAGCCGTTCGTGGAGCCCTCCGCGAGCTTGACGCCCTTCAGCTCGTCGGCGTAGTACGCACGAGCCCAGTCGGCCGTCTTCGTCTGCGCCTGGATGACGTACGCCTGGTCGTCGATCTCGCGCTCGAAGGTGTCCGCGACGAAGAGGTGGAACGGGGAGACGGACTCGAACTTGATGTCGCCCTTCGACACCGTCTTCGGATCCTTCCCGGGCACCTCACAGGACGGATCCCACCACTGCTTCAGGAAGCCGTTGCCGGTGATGACCATCCACCAGGTGGCGCGTGCCCAGACCCGGCGCAGCTTCTTGGTCTCCTGCATTGACTGCCACGCCTGCTCGGAGGCGTACGCGGCGCGGATGTCCTCCTCCTCCGACGTGGAGGGGACGACGATCAGGGACGGGAACGTGGACTGGAACTTGGAGCACTCCGTGCGGACGAACGCCTGGAGCCGGTTGATCTGCTTCCGGCGCACGTAGCTGGGGGTCTTCTGCGGCAGCAGGCGCTTCTCGTTGCCCGCCGTCTGCACACTCGACAGGTACTGATTGCCGAACACCATCAGCAGGTTGATGTACCACTGGTGCTGGTGCGAGGTGCGGGCGTCACGGGCGTCGTTGAAGGCACTCTTCGCCCACGCTGCGAGCTTCTTGCCCTCGGGGGATTCCCGGAACTTGATCAGATCATCGACGTCTGTCTCGGGGAGCTTGACCGGCGCCGCAGAGGACTGCGTGAGATCAGAGATCGCTGAAGGGGACGCCGATGCTGTGGAGGAACTCGCGTTCCTGCTCGCGGCTGGTTTCGTCGCTGTCATCGACACTTATGTCGCCTTCCTTGATGGCCTCGCCGAGTCGCTTCAGTTCCGCCTCGTCAGACGGATCGTACCGCTCATCATACGGGCCGTGCTGGTTCATCGCCTGGACCGCCTGGAAGGCGAGTGGATCCTTGGAGGAGAGGAGGGTGACTGCCTTGTCTAGCAGCCTCGCTCGAGCGTCGTCAGCCTCGAGGACGGCCTCAACCAGTCTGGTTGACCGATCGGACAAGCTCAGGGTCGTCTTCTGCGTTGTCGTCACCGTCCACGCCACCAGCCCCAGAGAGCAGATGACCAAGACGAACAAGAGTATGAACCAGATCTCCACCGAGATTCTCCTTCAGGACGGCCAGCGCGCCTTCTGCGCGGGCAGCGGCTAGCTGCAGCTCCGACAGGCTCTCGGGGCGGCTGATTCCGGCCACCTCGGCAAGCTCCCGGATCGTGTCGACAGAGAGATAGATGCGCTTCCGGCGCGGGGAGGGCTGAATCCAGGCCCCTGCGTCGACGAACGGGCCGATGGTGGAGCGCGTGATGACGTCCTCGCCGGGTTCGTACGCGGGGGCTGCTACGAGCTGGTACCTGCTGCTGACCACGATTCGATCTCCTCCATGTCGGGGTCCAGCGTATCCCACATTGTGGTACTAGGTGTGCGCAGCTCGCTGTTGTGACCGTCCTGGATCTGCTTCATGACGTCCCAGTAGCTGCCCAGCGGGGCGCCGTCGTTGATCCTGGCGTCAGCCGGGAGCGGGACGAGGTCAGGCATCAGCGTGAAGAAATAGCGCAGCGAGTCGGCCGCGTGGTCGTCCTTCTTGTGGATCTCCTCGCGGCGGTTCTTGTCGTAGCTCATCTTCGACGACTCGTACGTGGCCCACCGGAGCTTCTTCAGCTCACGGATCAGGTTGACGCAGTTGGGGGAGACCATCCACGTCGGCCGCTCCACGCCCCACGGGCTCTTGTGCTGGATGCCGAGGTACTGCTGCATCTTCTCGACGCCGATCATGACGTCGTGCGGGACGCCCTCCACGCCGATCCCGATGCCGCACCGCGCGTACTCCATCAGGTAGTTCGTGCCGGTGATCCCGGACGTCTGCTTCATTGCAGGGTCGCCGGTGCGGACATCGGGCTGCTTCTGCCACTCCCGTTCCCGGGCGAGCACCACCTTGGAGTGCTCGGCGATCGTCATCCGAGGAGCGTAATGCTCAGCAAACGTGTAGATCCGCCCGTCG